GCCGAGTGGAGACACAATCAAACACCCATACCACAACAGGTAAGAATATTAAAAGATATTGTAACATTTATCAAAGAAGAATGCAAAAGTCCATCGGCCAGCAACATCTATTGGAGTGTGGAAAACAATACCATAGGTGAAGCAGCACTGTTGGTAATCAGTGACTTTGGTGAAGAAAACATTCCAGGATTGTTTGTGAGTGAACCCATAAGAAAAGGGCACATAAGAAAATTTAGAAAAGGATTTAATACCACACACAGAACTAAAATCAGTGCTTGTAGCAGATTGAAAGGCATGATTGAAAACAACAAAATGACCATCAGCAGCAAGGCTTTGATCAGTGAATTAAAAACATACGTGGCAGTGGGATCAGGATTCAAAGCCAAATCTGGAGAAACAGATGATCTTATCAGTGCTGTGCTGTTGATTTTAAGAATAGTCAGCATACTGAAAGATTGGGATCCTAGAATTTATAATTCATTCTTACAAGTAGAAAATGATGAGGATGGCGGAGAACGCATACTGCCCATGCCAGTGTTTATCAGCACCACTAACAACTAAATACTAGCATGAACCTAAATGACACGTCTAAAGAGCTATTTGCCAAGATAAGGGGGCGATTTCCGTCGGTCTCTATAGGCAATCAAGCAGCAGAAGTGACCAATGATCCCAACGCAGCAAGATTTTTTGATTTTGATTTCAAAGCAGGTGATAAGGTTTTGGGCAAGGTCAGCATAAGTATTAGTGAGCAAGACGGATTAGTGGTGATACACAGTGCAGATTTGAGTCAAACAGAAGATTTGGTGGCTCGTGAAAATTGGTTTAGTTTTTTAAAAGAACTGAGACAGTTTGCCAAGTCAAGAATGATGACATTTGACACCAGAGACATCACCAAAAGCAATTTGGAAAAAAGAGATTATAATTTTTTAAGTGCTATGACAAAACCAAAAGAAGTAACAGAAGCAGCATTGACTGGCACCAACAAAACCAGTTTTCAAAACATAGGTGACAGCAAACTGATCATCAAACATTCTGCAGCAGTGGATGCAGACATGGCTGCTGGTCGTACTCACAGAATTCATTCCATATACATTGAAAGTTCCGAAGGTGAAAGATTCAAGTATCCATTCAAACACATCAATGGTGCTAGAGCAATGGCACGTCACGTGAGTGAAAGTGGCAAACCATATGATGATTTTGGCAAACACATTGTGGGACTGAGCGAAGAACTTTATAAATTAAAAAAATTTAAAAACTATGTGAATAGATCAGCAGTGATGGCTGAAACATTAAAAGAATACTCTTCAGTAATCAATGATAGAATAGAAGAAATTAAAGAAACCATTCAAGGATTACAAAAAGAAAGTTTTTATAGATTGACCAAAGAAAACTTTAAAACTAACGAAGCTTTAACAGTGCCAGAAGATGTGAAAGAAAACTGGATTGATGAATTAACAATTAAAACTTTCAACGATGAATTACAAGAAGTGTTTCCTTACATCTACAAATTGGTCACTCAAAAACCAATCAAAGAAATCACTGCTGAAGATTTTGAAACAGAAGCATCTGGGTATCAAGGCAGCACAGAAACAAGATATTTAAAGTATAATGTGTCTGGAGATTTTGACAGAAGTAGACCAGTGTCAGACAAAGACGCTTTCACCATACAAGATTTATTGAAGAAGTCTGGTATTGAATCAGAGGTTACTCCTGACGAAGGCAATTATCAAGGCATAGTGATTTATACCAATGCTGCTCCACAAAGTGTGGAAAAAGTTTTGGGCAGCATGCTTGAAACCAACATCAATCCCATTGATCAGTTTGAAAAAATTTTAGATTCAATCATTGATGAAGGAGAAAACACATTGTTTTCATCTGATTCTGAAGAACAAAAACAAGCATTGGACAAATTAAATCAATTGATGAGCAAACATTTTCCAGCAGGTATAAATGGAGTGAATGGTTTGGAAAGTTTGGAAGGCATTATAGATGATGCCAATTTAAATGATCAAATCAGAGAGATTGGTAAAAAAGACAGTGATGCTTGTATCAGACCTTTGATATATGCTTACGTACAAAACAAAAAACCAGACATGCTAAAAAGAATCAGCACTGGCGACATGAAAATGTCCACCGAAGGCAATCAATTTGCTCAGGCAGTACGTAAAGCCAAAGCAGCCGGCATGAAACCAGGTGACAAATTCAAAGTGGGCGACAAAGAATTCACACTCAAAGACGCTATGGATATGGCAGGTATCAGCGACACATCATTGCAAGATGATGCTGACATGGATCCAAACCAATCACCCCAGGCTCAGGCCTATGCAGGCAAATCTTCTGCATCTCAAGAAAAAGAAGAAGTGCAAAAAATATTGAACAAACATCCAAATGCTTACAAACAATTTAAGGCAGGAGATGATTTATACAATCACAAAGAATTGTATTCAGAATTGGCAAACTATTACCACGATAATGGAGATATGCCCTATGGTACATATACTGCTAAAGATGGCGATCCTATCAATTGGCTCACAACTAGATTGGCCGATATGGGATTGATAGAAACAACTCAGAAAGAAGCTGAAGCCAGCATAGATGATCAGTATAGATTTCGTGATTGGTTAAAGAAAACACACAATAAACAAGTGCATGAATTAAAACCTCAAGAATACGCAATTATTTCAAAACAGTATAGAGACGAAATAGGAAAAAAAGAATCCTATCATCCTGGTGAAGGATCTGCAGAAGAATTGGCCAAAGAGATTTGGAACAACACTCCAGCATTGCACGATGAATACAAAGACTGGCGTGAGTATATGAATTCAGAAGATTTTCAAATGGACTCAGACAAATTACGCAGTAAATTTGAAAGCACAGGCGGTGGTCCTACCATTAGACAAATGAGTGATCTTGAATTAGCCAATTTCCTGCACACCACTGTGGCAGAAGTTAAAAAAGACAGAGAAGCAGCAGAAGAAGCAGCTATGGAATTGAATCAAAAATATTCTGAAGATAATAAATCCAGCAAAGAAGATTTGCACAAAGCATCTGAAAAAATAGAAGAATTTGTAAAGAGTTTTTATGACTACACTACCAATAAATTTCCCAAAGGAGAAACAGCAGTGATCACAGCAGTGCAAAAACAATATGGAGATACTGCTGCCAAAACTGCTATCGAAACCATCAAAACATTGCAGAGCGGTCAGGACAAAGAAATTGAACGCATCAAACAGCTGGCAGGCTATTCCACCAAAAAATAATATTTCATTAACTACGCACTTGACTAAATACACATATTAATATAGTATGTAGAAATATGTGCTGTATTATAGTGAGGCACAAATACAAACAGGCAAACAACAAGGAGGCTTATAATGGCTACACTAGCAGAAATCCGCAACAAACTGAAAGAACAAGAAGTTCGTTCAGGCGGTAACACAAAAACAAGCGGCGGCGACAACGCAATCTATCCATTCTGGAATCTAAAAGAAGGTGAACAATCAACTGTTCGATTCTTGCCAGATGGCGACTCAAACAACACTTTCTTTTGGAGAGAACGTTTGATGATCAAACTTCCATTCAATGGTATCAAAGGAGAAACTGATTCAAAACCAGTTCAAGTACAAGTGCCATGTATGGAAATGTATGGAGAATCTTGTGCCATACTATCTGAAGTTAGAGGATGGTTTAAAGATCCCAACTTGGAAGACATGGGCAGAAAATATTGGAAAAAAAGATCATACATTTTCCAAGGTTTTGTCAAAGAAGATCCTCTGAATGAAGAAAACAAATCAGCAAATCCAATTAGAAGATTTATTATTGGACCACAAATATTCCAAATAATAAAAGGAGCTCTAATGGATCCTGAAATGGAAGATCTTCCTACAGACAAAATCAACGGAGTTGATTTTAAAATTGTCAAAACCAGCAAAGGTGGATACGCAGACTATTCAACTTCTGCTTGGTCAAGAAAAACCAGACCATTAACTGAAGATGAAAACAAAGCAGTGGAAACACACGGCTTGTTCAACATGAGCGATTACTTGCCTAAAAAACCAACTGAAGTTGAGTTGAAAGTAATGAAAGAAATGTTTGAAGCATCTGTGGATGGTGAAGCATATGATATGGAAAGATTTGGACAATACTTCCGTCCAGCTGGCATGTCATCAAAAACTGGAGACCCGGTGATTAACACCAATGTTAAAGCCGAAACACCAAAGCCCATAGAAGTATCAACAGCAAAAGTTGAAGTTAAAACTGAAACTGCTGCTCTAAAAACTGAGAGCAAAAACAAAGCTGAAGATATTTTGGCAATGATTAGGTCTAGACAAAAACAATAAAGAGTATATATTGTAGTGGAGAGTTTGAATATTCTCCACTACGAATTAACAAAAGGAAAAATTTATGGCTACTAAGGCTTTTGACATATCGAAATTTAGAAAAACATTAACCAAATCCATTGATGGATTGGGACTGGGATTCAATGATCCCACAGATTGGATCTCCACAGGCAACTACGCATTGAACTATTTGATGTCAGGTGATTTTGAAAAAGGAATTCCCTTGGGTAAAGTAACAGTGTTTGCTGGTGAATCAGGATCAGGCAAATCATACATTGCTTCAGGCAACTTGGTGAGACACGCACAGAAGCAAGGCATATTTGTGGTGTTGGTGGACACAGAAAACGCACTGGATCAAAATTGGTTGCAGGCATTGGGTGTGGATTGTGACGAGAAAAAACTATTGAAATTGAATCTTAGCATGATTGATGATGTGGCCAAAACCATATCAACTTTTATGAAAGAATACAAAACAGAACATGGAGACAACAAAGACACTGCTCCTAAAATATTATTCATCATAGACAGTTTGGGCATGCTGATGACTCCCACTGATGTGAATCAGTTTGAAGCAGGAGACATGAAAGGTGACATGGGTCGTAAACCCAAAGCACTCACAGCACTGGTTCGTAATTGTGTGAACATGTTTGGCAGTTGGAATGTGGGATTGGTAGCAACCAATCACACGTATGCTTCACAAGATATGTTTGATCCAGATGATAAAATATCAGGTGGTCAAGGATTTGTGTATGCCAGTTCAGTGGTGGTAGCAATGAAAAAATTAAAATTAAAAGAAGATGAAGATGGCAACAAAGTAACAGATGTAAGAGGTATTAGAGCTGCTTGTAAGATAATGAAAACAAGATTTGCCAAACCTTTTGAAACTGTACAAGTTAAAATACCTTATGAAACAGGCATGGATCCCTACAGTGGATTGGTGGAACTGTTTGAAAAAGAAGGCATACTGACAGCATCTGGTAACCGACTTAAATATGTGGATCTTAAAGGTACAGAACACTTGGAGTATAGAAAAGGTTGGACAGGTGAAAAGTTGGATATGGTTATGAAAGAATATCACAAGATCAAACCTAAATCTGTTACAGAAATAGAAACAGAAGCAGCAGTAGTGAAAGAAGAGAAAAAATAATGCGAGAAGCTGATCAATTAATAGAAACTTGGCAATTTTTTAAAGAATATATCGATAAGAAACAGATCGATATAGTGGCTGAGAAGTATGTGGAAATGTGCGCCGACTATGGCGCTGATGATGAGGTTTTCAAAGAATCCATGGGCAATGACCAAGACTTGGACAAGGCCATCATGTACTATCTGGACATTGAGGAAGACGAGGACAACTAATGTCTGGATGGTATCAAAAGATATCCAAAGACATCAGTACTATTCCTGAGGCTTTGGAACATTTCGAAAATCAATTGCAAGAAGCCAAACTGGAAATCAAAATCAGAGGCAATGTGGAAAAACAAGCAGCAGACATGCCTGGCATTGTGGAACACAGATTCAATCAATTACAAGAATTAGAAGCAGTATTAGAATATCTCAACATTGAATTGCGTAGACTACGCAGTTCTTATTTTAAAAAATATTTCGAAAGCTACAACAGAGCACTCACCAGCAGAGAAGTGGAGAAGTATGTGGATGGTGAAGCAGATGTGGTGGACTATGAAAAGATCATCAATGATTTTGCACTGATGCGCAACAAATGGTTGGGTATTTGCAAAGGACTAGACCAAAAGCAATGGCAGATGACCAACATAGTCAAATTGCGTGTGGCTGGTATGGAAGACGCCAGCATCTAGTCGCCAGATCCACTTTTAATCCATCAATTTCTATTTAAATACCACACAGAAACATTATCATGAAACTACTGATCAAC